ACATCCGAGGGGCCCAGCGGGCGGGGCGGAGCGACGTTCCCGAGTGGGATACCTCGCATCACAAAGATAAGACTATATTTTGATATGACAAGCGACGATCCCAAAAAGCTCGTGCAACTGGTCACGAAGCTTAAGGAGCAAGTCGAGCGAGAAGTGAATGATCGACTACCCCGAAAGGTCGGGATAATAGCCGTTCAGCACTTCAAACAGAACTTCCGTGACTCGGGATTCCATGACGGCGGTCTTCGCCCCTGGAAGAAATCTCAGAGAGAGCTAAGGGGAGGGATGGGGGCATCTGCCCGCTATAAGACCCTCACCTCCGCTCGCAATCACTTGATGAGTAGCACCCAGGCGCATATTGGGCAGGGAGAAGTGAGCATCGAGAACCCTGTACCCTACGCAGTAATACACAACGAGGGGGGCACAATCGTCTCTAATCCAACTATCACCCCCAAGATGCGCAAGTACGCCTGGGCGATGGTCTACAAGCTTAGCGGGCATAAGCGTGGCAAGGCGACGGGCAGGAAAGGCAAGAGGGCGGGGGGATCTAAGGAGGCTATCCCTGAAGAGGCAAAGAAATGGATGGCGCTTGCCCTCACTAAGAAGACGAAGATCAAGATCCGAGCTAAGATGCCGAAACGTCAGTTCATCGGAGAGAGCCGAGAACTCATGCAGAAGGTAAGCAAGGAAGTAAACGACAGCATACAGCGAATAAAAGATGGAATATCTACTCTCTAACATGGTCGCCCATATAGCCAGGGAGATGCCTGAACTCATCCTGGTAGACGAAGATTACGGACAACTAGAGAACCTTGACGACGATGGGCGACAGATGTATCCGCTCACCTATCCAGCCGTTCTCATCGAACCAAGCCGTGTAGACTGGTCACATCTGGAGGGCGATAGTCAGAAGGGAGAAGCAACATTGCGAGTGCGACTGATCATCGACTGCTTCGATGATACGCACTCAGGTTCTGGCACTGAATTTAGTATTAAGGAGCGAGAGGAGCTTAGGCATAAGCTTCACATCTTGCTTGAGGGATATCGTCCTCTCGACGATGGAGGATTGATGCGTACTCAGTCTACCTTCTTCACCTTTAACCACGGGATAAAGGTCTACGAGAGTACCTACACCTGTACGGTTACCGAGCAGATGAGGCGGGGAACAAGCTATAAGAGTACTCAGATACGACTTTCAGTGAAGTAGGCACGCCTCTGACTGCTCGAACCTTGGGCTTCTTGATGCGATCCATAAGCTCTGCACGAGGCACACCCTGGTAACCCTTAATGATCGTCCAGATGCGTTGCTCTGATAGGAAGAACTCCTCTTCGCTAAGGATACGAAGCACCTCATCGAGGCGAATCTTGCACACGTCGTAGTGGTACAAGAACCGCTCGTAAAGCTTATCATCACGCTTCTTGATGAGGTCAATATTTCGTCCCTTTTTACTCATATATGCAAAGATACAAAAAAGGTCAGGGGATAGGCGGAAAATTCTCCTATCCCCTGACCTGCTTAGTCCTTGTAGCCCAGCTTCTCCATCTCTTCAAACCAAGACGTGAAGCCTGCCTTGTCGTCGATATATCGGTCGGCATAGACCTTCATCCCGCCCTCCCCGTACTTGGCAAGGTTTTCGGGGCAATGGTCGTTCACTCGATCGATCGGGATACCACGCTCGAGCAACCAGTTGATAGCATCTTTTAGGCACTCACCTGTTCGACATGTCCAGAGGATGAGATAGTGACCATCCTCGTGCAAGCGTCGCATGCTGTCGATTGCACGAGGCATGGGGTAGCCTATCTCTGGGTATCTGTTTTCACACAGCGTACCATCAAAGTCTACTGCTATGATCATTCGGCGGGCGGTGCTATATATTGGAACACATCGAGGATATCGAGCTCGCCGATGCTTACCAGCTCGTAGGCTGACACCCCACTATCCAGATGCGCCAAGAGTGACTTAGTGCCCTCGAGGAGCGAGTCTGCCTGTACGACCATCGCCGTACCAACCTTACGCTCCTGCCCAGCACTGTCGATGGTGGTCAAATCCACCTTCGCACGATAGTACTTACCTGACTCCTCGTCGAGGAGGAGCTCGGCTAGACGCATCGGGCGGATATTCACCACCTCCAGCTCTCCGACAGAGACAAAGGGGGTGACCTCCTTGATAACACGCTCCTCAGCTTCGGTGAAGCTCAAAGCATCCACCAGGTAACTCTCCGTTACCTTCTTCATGCCCATCTCGTCAGCTTGACGCTCATAGGACACTTTGCATAAATACCATTTATTCATAACTCTCTTATTCTTCTGATTCACCTTCGGGGGGATATAGCAAGTCTATAGCTTCACACATCTCGCTATAAGCATCATCATTTGCCTCTTTTACTCTAGTTAGGTGAAGGTATTCACCCACAGCGTATCTCAGAGATTTCAGATAGGACACTACCGCATGATGGATTGCTCGACGCTCCGTCTTAGCCATGTATCGTTGAATAGTCCAGTCAGGGCTTATGATCCAAACCCCTGTATCCCTATGCTCTTCAAGGTACACATGTCCCATGGGGGTATAAGCGCTGAGGATGTCCCCTCTACTACCCACCGCCCGTGATACGACCCAGTGTTCCCATAGCTCATCTGCAGAGAGCCTCAGATGATGTCTTTCTAGCATATACCCCTTAGTTGACGTTAATCATTGACAGTGGTATGCTCTTCCATGCACCATCTGCATTCTTCTCCTCCGCACGGAAGAAATACTTTGTCCAGTCGAAGATGAGTGACTCCTTGATGATCTTAACCCCCTCGGCGAACTCCTCTGAGCCGAACTCCTCGGCATAGCGATCGAGCTGAAGGATCTTGTCTGGTTCAAGCTCACCCTGGGCGTTCTCGCTCAGTAAGTCAAGGATGATGCGGACGAGCTTCTGAGTCTCGCTATCTGTACCTAATGTCTCTAGGTATGCCTTCACCATCTCGATACCAGCCTCCGCCGTAGTGTCGTGCATATACTTCTTGTATCTACCGATGATGATACGCTGAGTGACCCCCTCGTCGACAAAGGAGTACTGGCTCTGCTTGGAGTCGGTGTCGAAGGCTTCATCGCGCATCTTGAGTATAGCCAAGAAGCGCTCCATAACCATCTTCTTCGTCGCTTGCATCTGTTCATTAAGTCGCTTGATCTCGACGAAAACTTCAGATACTGCCTCTTCACTTAGCCGTCGGTAAGCCTCCCTATCCGCCTTGCGTCTCTGGGCTTTATCCCGTTCTTCCTGCTCTCTCTTGAGAGATTGGTATTCTTGCCATTCGGCATCCGTCATTTGGACGGTTCGTACGTCTTCCATACTTCTGTTTATTAAGTTAGTTATTGAGTGGGTTAGTCGTCTTAACTTGGCATCTGACCTTTGGTATGCGTCTCTGCAATCTCCAGACGACGCTTAGCTTCGTTGACCCTTTCTGTCTTATTGCGGATTGAAAGCATCTTCATTCGAAGCGTCTTCAGCTCCGCTATGGTGAGGTGGCGGAATGCTTTTCCTGCGATGCGAGGGCTGGCACAGAAGCGGTCTACGGCATCCCAGTCAGTCGTGTCAATCCCGTACAGCTGGAATTGCTTTAGCACCGCCGATCGAGCCTTCTTCTTCTCCTCGAGGTTATCCACCTGGGAGCGAAGCGCCGAGATCATCTGATTGTATTCTCGGTCGGTCATCTCCTTCAGGGAGGAGGTGCGACCGCCTGTCCACTGATCGACCAGATCTTCTTTAGTCGCCCCTGGCATCCTCTTGAGCAAGGCGAAGAAGACGGCATAAGAATCACGCTTTTCCATCGCTCCCTTCTGTTTGATTATCGACCTGATCCAGGAGCTCCTTCTGGAGTTCCTCTTTCTGTTGTAGTAGCACTTTGATTTCGTCGTTCTTGCCTGCATTAGCTATCAAGGCGCTTTCAAACAGTGCTATCGTAAAAGAATGAGATTCCTCGAGCTCACTCAGTTCCTTCTTCAGTCGAGCATTCTCCTCTCGAAGGCTTTGACAATCTGATTCGTCCTCATTACTCGGTGCCTGTGATTTTTCTTCATCCTTATGAGTAGAGATGCCAGCAAAGAGCAGTAGAAGCATTGCCCCGAGAGTAGCTCCGATTAAGTAGTCCATCGGTTCCTTTTAGTTCACGTTAATATTGAGATTCATTTTCATTTGTTTCAAGCCCCCAGTACTTAGCCTCTGCTGATGCCCAGATGCTGTAGTGCTTACCTGATTCGGGCATGAAGCGTCCCTTGCATATCGCTCGGTATCCCTGTACTAGGATCTTCATGTCGGCATCGTACTGTACACTGACAGCGGTTGACCCTTTGGGCTTCTCCCCATCGGCGTGCGATATAAAGATGAAGAGCTTGTTAGGGAATTGCTCCTTGAGCTTCTTGTACTCCTTATAGTTCATACCTGTGTACTGCAAGGAGTCGATGATTATGAAGTCTGGGGAGCGTTGGCGCTTGAGGCGCTCGGTAAGGGCTTCTATCGGCTCTCTGTCGAGGACTAAGAAGCGTCCCCGAGCTTCCTCCATTCGGCATCGGCGCATATTGTTTTGGAAGGAGAGGGAGAGGGACTCTTCCAACGAGTTGTAGGCTACCTTACCGTGCTTAGTCAGCTCTCTTGCCAGTTGCATCGCAAAGGAGCTCTTCCCATTGGCGCTCTCTCCCCAGATGAGCCAGACACCTGTACGTCCAGGCTCTCCGAAGGCGTCACGCCATACCCCCTCAAAGGGGATGCTAGGGATCTTCTTCTTGAGGATTTCGGAAGGTGAGTAGGCTCTTTCCATAGCTTATGCCCCAGCTTGTAGTTTCAGTTTCTCGATCTCGGTGTAAGCTCTACGAAGGCTCCCCGACTTTCGAGCAAGGCTAACAGCATCCACTCCCTCGGGGGCGTTGAGCTTTGCCACCTCGACCACTTGGCGCATCAGGAAGGTCTTGCGTTCCTCCCCATCGAGCGGTGTCACCTGGCGGTAAGCATCGCCGAAGCGGGAGAAGAGCTCGGTATAGCCGACCTTTCGTCCGTCGATGCTTCGCTCAATTTTTGCTCGCAAGCCATCTGCGCCCATCATATACCATCCGCAGGCGTTCTCCAAGGCATTCCACAAGGCTTTAAGCTCGAGGAAGGCTTCATACTGCAGGTCTCCCGCCTCGTCAAGGATGATCAGGGGCTGGTGGAGGCTCTTAACGTAGTAGACGAGGTTAGCGTAGATCTCCTCATACCGCCCCTTGGCTTCCAAGCCAAAGCCAAGGGCAATCTGTCGTACCAGACGAACCTTCGTCTTGACCTGAGAGCAGTCTACGTAGACGACATTCTTATGTGTCCGAGCGTATTGCCGAGCTGAGAAGGTCTTGCCAATGTTCGGTAGGTCGCAGAGGAGAGCGGAGAGGCTTCGCTCCTGACATGCTTCCAGTTGCCCCGTCACATAATCATAGGTGGCGGTTGGTGCAACCTTCCATTCGATTTCGCCACGCAGGGGCACGTTGAGTCGTCGGGCGATGCTCAGCCAAGCAGTCTCACTCAGCTGTTTCTCGACCTTCCCCTTTTTCAGGGCGTTGTAGACGCTCGGTGAGATGCCGAGGGCGGTAGAGTGCTTAGTGTCGCTGGGGTAGTTAGCACGGTCGGTGAGTATTGCTTCAAGCGTACGCCCCTTGAGTTCTTTCGTTAGTTCCATAATTCCTTGATTAGTTTCTTTGCCCAGCGGGTGAAGTGCTTTTCCTCGAAGTAGATCTCCCCACTGTCATTCTTATAAGCCTTACCAAAGGAGCCTCTCTTTCGTAGTCGCTTGGCTCGTTCTTCGCCAAAGACCTTCTTGAGATCATCCCACATATAGCAGGGCTCAAATACTACCGTCATCTTCATGGCTAGTCGGGACAG